CACCATCTGATAAAAAGCTTAAAACTAATGTTAAAGATATTGATTATGGTTTAGATACTATTATGAAACTTAAACCAAAGCAGTATGATTGGAAGAAAGATAATAGGAAAGACATAGGATTTATTGCACAAGAAGTAGAAGAAGTAATACCTGAAATTGTAAAAAACAATGAATGGTTTGATGATAAGATCAAAACAATGGATTATGAAAAATTAACGGCTGTATTAATAAAAGCAGTTCAAGAACAACAGAAACAAATAGAGGAATTAAAAAATGGCTAAAGTAATCGCAGAAAAAGTACAAGAACAAGCACAAAGTTCAGTTAAAATGGTAGAGATCAAGCATACAAGAACTATGCAAGATGCTTCAGGAAAAGATGTAGAAGTAGTAGATTGGACTGAAACTAAATCAGTTGATGAAGCTATATCACAATGTGAAGCACATAAAACTAATTTAGAAGCACAACTTGCTGAGTGTGAATCTGAAATGGCAGACTATATAGCAATAAGAGATGCTGAATAATGGCAGTAAGTAATACAAATGTGAAGTTAAAAGCAGAAATAGCTGATGAATGTAAAGTAGTGCAAACTACTAATTTAAGCATGAAATCTATTTTTGTTGGTGGTGTAACAGTAAATGGTATATTAAATACTTTTGCTAATACTGATACTGGTGGTCCATGTAGTGCTTTTGAAAAAATTGGTGGGAGTAATAATCCATTACAAAGCACAGCAAATTCAGATGCAACAAGCAGTCAATTACAAAATATGCTTACAGCACCATTTCACATGAGTCATGCCATAGGTGGAGATCATGTAGCAGGTGGTGGACCTGGACAATAAAATTTTATTAATAATAACATGAGGGTTATAAAATGAGTGAAAAACGAAAAGTAACAATAAATGAACAAGACTACAATTTTGATGAACTATCACAAGAACAACAAATGTTGGTAGAACACATTGAAAATTGTAGAAGGCAAAAAGCAAACTTAGCATTTCAAATTGATAGAGAAAATGTAGCTGAAGGTGCTTTTGCAAAAATGCTAACAGAATCTTTTGACAAAAAAGAAGAAGAAAAGGAAAAAGATGCCTAAATTAAATGTAGTAGCAGGAATCATAGATAAAGTAGCAGACAAAATCGATGACTTTACACTTGACAAAGCAGAAAAAGCACAACTCATACAAGAGATTAACAAAGCACAAATTGAGGTCAATAAAGTTGAAGCCAATAGCAATAGCTTATTTGTTTCAGGTTGGCGTCCTTTTGTAGGTTGGACTTGTGGTGTAGCTTTATGTTATCATTTCGTACTGCAACCATTCTTAACATTTTTATTATATTCCTTTGGACATCAAATAACCTTACCTACCTTCGATATGGGGACACTTACTACTATATTGATGGGAATGTTGGGACTTGGTGGATTGAGGAGTTACGAAAAGGTGAAGAAGTCAGCATGATTACCTTTGAACACATAATCAATGATGTTCTTGAACATGAAGGGGGTTATGTAAATGATCCTTATGACAAAGGTGGAGAAACCAAGTTTGGTATTGCAAAAAGGTGGTATCCTGATTTAGATATTAAGAATCTTACTAAAAGTGATGCTATAAATATTTATTACAACGAATATTGGAAACCAAGTAAAGCAGAAGATTTACCAAATGACTTGAAATCTACTTATTTTGATATGTGTGTTAATATGGGACAACATAGAGCAGTCAAGATACTACAACAAGCCATAAATAGTAGAAAAATCAATAATATCAAAAAAACGATTACAAGCCTATCGTTGTTTATTCTATGGTAAAATAATTGCTGAAGATCCTGAACAAGAAAGATTTTACTTTGGCTGGTTTAGAAGGGCAACGAGTATATGAGAAAGATAAAAAGCACAGGTGTAATCTTTGGAGATATGCACTTTCCTTTACATGATGAAAAAGCTTTTAGTTGTGCATTAAAGGTAATAGAAAAAGTAAAACCTAATGTTTTTATAAACTTGGGTGATTTTGCAGAAGGTGAATATGTTTCACATTGGCGATGGTCAAGAAGAAAAAGACCACCTCTTGAATATCAATTACCAATGATTGATGATGAAGCAAATCAAGTCAATATGCACATGGATAGAATTGACAAAGCACTTAAAAAGGTAGGGTGTAAAAAGAAATATCTTGCGATGGGAAACCACGATAATTGGTATAATTCTTTTGTGGAAGAAAATCCATATTTAGAACAATACAAACCTGAAAATCTTTTTAAAGTAAAAGAAAGGGGTTATAAATGGTTTCCTTATGGGGAAATATTTAAAGTAGAAAATAGTAAGCTATATGCTTATCATGGAGGACATTATGGAAGTGTTAATCATAGTAGAGCAACAGTTCAAAACTTGGGGTGTAATATAATTTATGGACATACCCACGATTGCCAACGAAGTGTCGTTCAACACATTTCAGGTGTCCATATTGCTCAAAGTATGGGTTGCCTTTGCAAGATCAAAAAAGATTTTTTAAAAGGTAGAAAAGTAAACTGGACACACAATGTAGGGATTGTAGATTTTTACAATGATGGTTGGTTTAACTTAATTACTTTAGATATACATGATGGAATGACAACTTGGAACAATGAAATAATAAAGGGGAACTAATGGATTTAGCCGAAACAATAAAAAGAATCAAAGAACTATCTGCTATATTACAAGCAAAAACAATATCAGATAGAGAAAAAGCATATTATACACCTGAACTTTATCGGCTTATAGATTCTTTAGAAGTTCCTCAAATAATAGGAGAATTAAATAATGAGTACATTTCTTGAAAAATATTGCACTATTGAAGATATACAATTAGTAGCACCATTCGTCTTTGATTACGATAGGAAACGAACTATATCTAACTGGGTAAGTCATAGTGGTAGTGGGAATGCAACTATCTATAAAGCAGGTAGTGTTGGTAAATTCACTCAATTATATGCAAACGACATTGAACTAACATCAGTAAGTGATGTAGCAAGTATCGATGCAGATGGCAAATTCTTTTTTGATGAAGATGCCGATTTAGTGTATTACAGACCAACAAGCACAAATAATCCCAACTTTGATGAAGCAGTTACTGCTGGTAGGGACAATAAAACTCTATTTGATGAGTTTATTGCAAGAAGTTCTGACTTTGTGAGGTCGTATATTAATAAACCAATATACAAGAACAAAGGTGTAGGAACAGGGGATAGTTTAGGAAGGGACTTTCCTGAAGTAATAGTAAGATCAACTGCTTTACTATCTGCAAGTTTGGCAATTATGCCTTATGATAGAGAAAGAGGAGAGGAACTACAAGACATAGCATATAATCCTATTGAGTCTAATGGATTGTTAGATTTGATTAGAAAAGGTGTTATTTCATTAGACCAGGACGAAGATGGTAGAGATAAGATAGTAAAAGAAGTTTCAATTAATGGATCATCTACTGGTGCAATAGTAGATACCTTTGGCTATCCTAAAGTATCATTTGATAGAATAAAAGTAATTATTAGCACAGCAGGAACTTTTGCTGCAGGTAGTGCATCAGGTGTAAAATTTAAATCATTTGTTGGAGATGACACAGGACTTAAAGTAAATCTTGTACAAGAAGAAAGAATTATAGATGGTGGACTACAACACGTAGGACATGGAGTTTTTGTAAGATTTTCAACTGGTGTCTATACACTTGATGATGAATGGGAAGTAGAAGTATCAGGATTAGAACACACATCAGGTGGGGGAATGAACACAATACAACTAAGAAGGAGATAGATATGCCATATCATTATGGAAAGAAAAAGAAAAAAGGTAAAAAGAAAAAAATGAAAATTAGGAAAAGAAAGTAATGGCTAAAAATTTAAAAGGTATAAATCTAAAAGGATTGACTGCTACACAAAAAAGACAAATGAGCAGACATAAAGTTCATCATACAAAAGCACATTTAAGATCAATGGCTACATCTATGAGAGCAGGTAAAACCTTCAAACAATCTCATAATCTTGCTATGAGGAAAGTTGGAAAATAGTGCATACTAAAAGACAAAAGTCATTATTAAAAAGATATGGGTTAAAGGGTGTTAATAAACCAAAGATGACACCCAAACACCCTACCAAAAAAGCTGTTGTATTAGCAAAGACTGGTAAGCATAAATTAAAACTAATACGATTTGGTTCACAAGGTATGGGACATAATTATAGTGCTGCAGCAAGGAAGTCTTTTAAAGCAAGACATAGAAAGAATATTGCAAGAGGTAAAACATCTGCAGCTTTTTGGGCAGACAAGTTTTTATGGAATCCAAGAAGTAGTAGGAAAAAGAATCCACCGAAATCACAAAAACAAGTATTTGGGAGAAGAAAATAATGTGGTCAATATTTAAAGATGAAAACGAGTACAACGAAAAAGCAATTATTGGATTTATTTCTTTTGCCTTAATGTGTGTATTTGGAATAGTAGATTTAGTAATGGGAATTATTGGTATTGAATTAATGGTAAATGACTATATATACAATTCATTTGTTTGGGTTACACTTGGTTCATTTGGTATAGCAGGGGCAGAAAAGGTATATAAGAAATAATGCCAAAAAAGAATGCAATAACATTTGTAAGAAGAAATGGTAAAAAGAAAACAAGACAAGGACAAAGCCATAGAACAAAGTATGGAAATAAAATGAGTAAAAATTATTATAAAAAAAGAAATAGAGGACAAGGATAATGGCAATAGAATTTGAAAACATATATAAGGATCGTGTAATTGATACGATACAAAAGTTATTAAAACAAAATCTTTCTTCTATTCCTGTTTTGTTTGATGAACATAGAGGGCAAGAAAGTATTTTAATTACTCCTGAATCAGACACTTTTGTTGATTTTGCAAGTAATGTACATATTAGAGAATTTACTACTTCAATCAACTATCAATTAAGAAAAGGTGGAGAATATACAAAAGACAACCAACTTAATAGATTGACTATGATTGCAGAAATTATAAAAAGAATTTTATTTGATAACAGAAACTTTGAAAGTGATAATGTATCACAATGGTATGGTGGTCAAGTATCAAGTGTAGAATATACACGAGATGATGATGATGAAACTATATCTAACGTCATTATTACTTTCCTATGCAACGTAAACGAGGTTATATCATGAAATACAAACTAAAGAGTGGACTAAAACTACAATATGGACACACAAAAACACCTAATTGGATTTGTAGAAAATTATTAAAAGGTGAAGAAGTAGAATTAACAAAAGAAGAATTGACTGAACTTGAATCGCTTGGGGTTAAGTTTGAGTCAATAGGAAAGAAAAAACCAAGCAAAAAAGAGGAGAAATAACACATGGCAGTAAGTGGAAAAGTCTATTCTAAAAGTGATTTTAGTATAGGCATATTACAAAAAAATGGATCAGCATTCTCTACTGCTGGTGCAGCAGATGGTGCTTACAAATTACTTCCAGTAATTAATGTATCTTCCCCTGTCCTCAATCTTGTTGAAAGTGGGGAGATAAGAAGTAATAATACTGGAATGATTGAAACTGATAAAGACCAGTTTAGAACAACTAAAGGTGGATTTGTAACATTGGACTTTGAAGTTCCAGCAGAAAGAAATTTCTTAGTGAGATTACTTGCAAATGTACTTCAAGACCATTCAGAAAATACTGGTGGTACTAATGTAATTCATACAATAGAAGCATCATCAGGTAATTCTTTATCAAGACCTGACTTTACAGCATCTTCAAGTGCTGGAGTTCCAAGTCTTTTTGATATTGGATTATATTACCCATCATCAAGTGAAGATAAAATAATAACAAGTGCAGTATTACAAAGTCTTACAATGAACTTTGATCAAACAGATGGAAGATGTTTACTTAGTGGTACATTTTTTTCAGGGTTCACAAGTTCATCTAAATTTGTAACTGAAGCAAATCTATCAACAGCAGTCGATGTAATTGAATCTTCAGCAGCGCCATCAATACAAGTAGAATCAAACTTTGATGTAAAAAAACTTGATGTAGATGGTCAAACACTAACAGATATTATTGTAACAGGAGTATCATTTACTTTTGAAAACAATGTAGCAAGAGTTGGTAGAGATGCTAATGGAGATGCAGAAAGTTATGCTTTTGGTATCCCATCATTAAATATTACAGGGGAACTATCTGTATTGTATGATGGAAACGTAAACTTTGCAGCAACCAAAAATATTTTACAAGATTTTATTGATGGTAAAACTGCAACATTAAAACTACAACAAGGCGATGGAACAGTAGATGCAGCAGAACTTGGAGAGATGAACATAGAATGTGAAATCTTTTCAACAGCAGTCAATCTTGATGCAAATGCAGATACAGGTGCTATTATCACAATACCATTTAAAGTAGTACAACCTACTGATGCAAATGGTGATGCAAGTGGAACAGCATTTAAGTTTGAATATAATGACAAGTTTGCTTCATCAACTTGGGGATAAGGAGTAAAACATGAAGGTTAAAATGTTCGATAAAGAGTGGGAAGTAAA